AATATTTTCCATTATCTCTTTAAGAGTATCACACATTTCTTTTTGATACTCCATCTTTGCTTGATGGCCTTGAATGATAGGGTCAGCATCATACCACTTATCCATATCACCTTTTAAGACAGTTAACCCATTAAGTGGATCATAGTCCCAACCTTTGGAGTCCATTTCTTCTTTGGATAATTTGCCGTTATAGTGCATGAATTTGTCTCTAAGTATTACTTTGAAGTCTAGTTCTAGTTTCTTCAGTTTCATCTTATTGACACTGTATAGTTCTAAGTATTTGGAGTGAAGTTTGGCAGAGTCACGAGAAGATTCATCCAATCTCATTTCATCTATGAGTGAATCTTTCTTCCACATTTCTAAAATTTTTTCTAAGTTATTCATAATATACCCATGGTTTAAAATAGTGCTGTTTTAAGTACTATTATACTACAAAACCAGACAAAAGTAAACCATTTTATTTAATATCGTAATATGTATATTTAAATGATGCGTCTGCTTGTAAATATTCAATGTCTGTTTGTTGTGTTGAAAATTCTACTGCGGATAAACTTGTAGGGAAACAATCTCTAAAGGTAATTTCTTTAGTTACATTGTTATGTGATGATAGTACCGATAGTGTGGCATCAAATTTATATGACTCAGCATCTGCAGAATTAATGATGCTATGCATCCAATTATATAGCTCAACATAGTTATCCATATCTTCGGTTACATTAAACCGTACAGCTAATTCATCAAAAGTTAACCGATCACCAGTCATGGCAATATTAACACCTCTATATGGTACATTAGATTCGGGCAGTGTTATACCCGGCAGTGTTACTGCAGTACAAAAATATTCTAACTTGGGAAACTGTTTGGCATCAACCTGAAATTGAAACCCTACAGGACTTAAAAAGTTTTTATTTGTTGTCAGTGTCGCCATCTTTTTCCTCGTCTTCTTCTTCTAATAAACCCCACCAATTCCATCGGCCGTCTTGAGTATTATCTTCCATAGTATTATTTATAACATAAAAAAAGGGGAACCGAAGTCCCCCTTTAGTTGAATCAAGAAGTCGATTCTTATGAAGAAACCATAAGGTCGTCAACTCTAAAGATTCTGAAGTATGGGTTAGAACGGTTTGAACCAGCTCCATCAGCAGTTCCCACGAATGGGTTCTGTTGCATTCCATATCTTGTTTTGAATCCGATTCTAGGTTGGAAGTCATTCTCACCAACTGCTTTGACCATAGTTAATGGTACGTATGGGCAGTAGAAAAGACCTGCGTCATATGGGTTAGTTCCTCTGTAACCAACACATACGAAGTTAGCAGTAGCATATGGATCAACATATACTTTCATTCTTCCGTTAAGAACACCAGCAAAAGTATTACCAGTATCGTCAACATTCAAGCCAGTAGACAATGCAGGAGAGTAGTCCATCATACCAGCAGCTGCAAGAGCAGAAGCTACGTCTGAAGAAACCAATACAAAGTTACCTTTGCCTCTTCTTGTGTCTAGAGCAATCTTGTTAGACTCTCTTTCGATTTGCATGATAAGACCTTTGAACTTCTCAGCCATCCATCTGCCATCGCTATCAGTATCAACATCGAAGACACCTTTAGTAGCAACGTTAGAAGTCTGTGCACCAAGATTAGCTTTCTGATAAACTGTTCTAATCAACTCTCTATTGATTTCCGCTAGGATTTCAGAAGAAAGAATATTAGCCAGTTCAGCTTCAGCGTCTAGTCCGTGTACAGCTTTAAGGTCTTGAGCGAGTTCCATTGTGTACTCAGCTTTCAGAGCTCTTGACTTAGCAGTAACAGTTGCTTTTTCGATTGAGAAAGCCATCTCACCGAAAGCACCGTCACCAGTTTCGCCAACACCCAATCTTTCAGCAGCGTCTGTAGACATTGCAGAACCGAAAGTATTAACGATGTCTGCTTCATCACCGATGTCACCATCAGTATCAGCGTCAGCAACACCTTCAAGACCAGTAGGTCCAGCTTGTTGAGTACCAGTACCAGAGAATCCAGAATCAGCTTCAGCGTGAAGTGCTTCTGTACCACCTTGAGTACTGTATCTTGATTTCATTGCAAAGATAAGTCCAGTAGGACCAGTCATTGGCTGAACACCAGCGATATCATAAGCGATGAGGTTAGGCATTGCACGTCTTACCAAAGAGATAAGAACTGGATCAAAAGTAGCGATATCACTACCTGCCTGATTATTAGCAGCAGCCGCTTCACCTAAGAAGTTGCCTTGACTGTGTGCAGCTTGCTCTTTGAGTGCTGCTTCTTGGTTCTCCAACAATCTAGCTGTAGTAGCTTTCTTGTGCTTGTCAGCAATACTAGGCACGTCGTCGTGTTCTAGTACTGGAGCCCACTTTTCCATTAAGTTTGAATCTGCGTTAAACATTTTTGTTTTCCCCTATTAGATTACTTGTTAAATTTTGAGATTGCTTGTGTGTATCTTGACATAGTGTCACTAACATCGGCCGGAGCCTCGTCAGTACCAGCTACGTTCGATACTTCATCAGATGATTCACTAATTGCTTTAGTAAAGTATGACTCTTTGATAACTTTAACTTTCATTTCAAAAGTTTCTTTATCATCGAATTCGATATCTTCAACCAAAGTACCTAGTTTCTCAGCCTCTGTATCGGCAAGCCCTGATGATTGTTCTCTTACTACCTCAGCTCTTTCTAAAGTTTGAACTGATTCATGTAGTTTGATATTATCATCTGTGGTTTTGTTTAATGTTTCTTCTAGTTCAGCAACTTGACCGGCGAGTTCGTCTACCAAGTCCACCTTACCTTCAGGTACATCGATATAATGTTCTTTGAACACTGATTGTAAAGAAGTCATAAAGTCTTCAGCAATTTCAGTCCTAAGACCTTCTGTTACTGCAACTTCATTCGTTTCCATCCAGTTAGAAACAACATAGTTTAAGTAAGAATCAACTTTCTCAACTAATTCGTTTTTAACGTCTGAAACTTCTTCTTCAAGATTTTGCGCATACTCAGTTTCAAGCCTTTCAACTTCATTAGCCAACTTACTAGTAAGTACAGCTTCAAAAATTGCTCCAGCTTTGCCACGGAACCCATCAGATAGAGTTGCTTCTTCAGCGATTACTGCATCTAAATCTTCCTCAAAGTCAACGGACTCAACTTTAGCTTTCGCCTTAAGTTCGTTTTTCTTCTGTGGAGCTGATTTAATTGCTTTGTCAACGTCATCGATAGATTTCTTTTCGTTATCTTCCATTTCGTCAACTTTCGCCATTTTAGCAAAAATCTTCTGCGCATCTTCTTTTCTAGCGGCCTTCAACATGTCAACAGCTGCTTGAATTACTCCAGCTTTAGTTTTGGGAATAGAAATCTCTTTGACTTCAGGTTCTTCGTCTTCATCGTCTTCCTCATCGGCTGACTCTTCGACTTCTTCCTCGTCATCTTCGTCTTCTTCTTCCTTTACTTTAGCTTCAAGAACTTCTTCGTCTTCAACTTGTTGGTCTTCAACGAGCTCGTTCTCAAGCTCTTCAGCATCTTGTTGAATGTCTTCAGACACTAGTTCATTTTCTAGTTTATTTTCGTCTATTGACATTTGTATTCTCCTATTTTAAGAATTTACAAGTTTAGAGAGGAAATTCTTAAAAGCTTTAATCTCAATATCAGATGAACCAATACCTCGAGCTTCTTTTATTTCAGTCTCAATTTCTTCAATTTCTTGTGGACAAAGTACACCATTATTCCATACCCACTCAACACCTTCCATGATTCCATTGACAAACGCCTCTGGAGCACTAGGGTCTTGAACGATATCGACTGTTGAAAGCATAAAATCTTTACCAACATGCGATGTGCCTTGCTTATTCACAAGAGTTCCCATACCACGACTTGATACACCAAGCTTAACTCCACCTTCAAGTAGACCTTCAACGATCTTGCCCATAGGGGTATTAAGTATTGATGCCTTTCCAATAACATTACTTCCTTCAAATTTGAGTTCAGTAATCTTATGTGAAACTTTGTCAAGATTAATTGTAGGGCCTTCTGGATGATTTAACTCTCCGACTGCTCTACCTGTCTTGACTTGTTCTGTTACGTATTTATTAACGGCACCTTCAAGTATTGACTTTTCATATACTCTACCGTTTCTATTCTTTTTATCGGCTTGCATAAACACGCCTTCGATGACATACGTTTTGCCACCGTCTTTAGTTTTTTCAGTAATAACCTGAAGGTTACTATCATGATACTCACTTATTAGTCTCATTATAGTTTATCCTATATTTACTCTTCTGACTCTGTATCAGAAGGTTTGCCCATAGTAGATGCAATTTCTATTTTTCTAGCATCTATAGCGGCTTGTAATTTATCTGCAATAACACCATCAAACTGCTTATTAGCAGTAACATTATCGCCTTTTCCAACATTATCAATTAATTCTTCAATACTCATTATCATATTCTCCTAGTATATATTTATAATATTTTATAAGTCAAGATCAAGATCGTCGTCATCTTCTAAATCTTTTTCTGCACTAATCTGGTCTTCCATTTCTTTTATGGCATCATCATCCATTTTAAGGACATTCTTTCTGATCCATTCATTAGAAACATACTTACCAGAGTATTCGTCTACTGTTCCTAGCATATCAAATCTTTCTCTCATCATCTCAGATTCTTTTAACTCGGAGAAGTAGTTATCTTCTATAAAGTCATATGCAATATACGTCTTCCAATCATTCCAATCTTGTGTAGTAATAATACCTTTAAGAATCAACTGTGTCTTTAGTAGCTGATGAAACATATCACTAAATCTTTTTCTAAGTCGGTCAATAAATTTCTTAAATTTAATCTCATCCCTAGTAATTTCACTACTTCTACCTAAAGTAAACTGATTTTCTTGTTCTAATCTATTTACTGGAACATTAAGCGATTTATATAATTTCTTTTGGAAGTATATAATATCATCAATCTGCCCAAGATTCTCACCGCCAGGCAGTGTAGAAATTTCAGTACCTCTTCCACCTTCTCTACGCGGTAAGAAGAAATCTTCCAACATTGACATATGCTTTCTATCATCTTTGATATCGCCAGTCTTTGCGTCATATACCAATTTATTTCTATATTGACTCATAATACCCTTAAGGTATTCTTCTGCTTTACCCTTAGGTAAGTTACCAACATCAATATAAAAGATTCTTCGTTCTGGCGCTCTACTAATTCTGTAGATAACCAATGAATCTTCCATCATGCGAAGTTGGTTAACAGGTTTAATTGCTTTATGCAAGTAAGATAGTATTCTCTTTCTCTGTGGATCCAACATACCAGAAGTCGCATAACATATAGCGTCTGGATGTATCTTTAATCCCTGGCCAGCACTACTCATTTTAGTGTCTTGGAATAAAAAGTACTCTTCCTGTTTCTTAATAATTTTTGCCCCAGTTTTAGGGTCTTGTTCTTCTTCGATTTCTTTGACCTTTCTTAATTTAGTTGGGTCAATATATCGTAATTCTTTAATACCATTCTTTGGTGATTTATCATCAATAATGATATGATAAGGTAATCTTCCATCCACATACCACTTTCTGAATATATCATGTGCGTATGAGTTAAAATTTAGTAACCTTAATATTGTTTCAAATTCATTCTTAACAGATTCTTTAATCTTATCAGAAATTTCTAATTTGTCAAGAATCAGATTAATTGGAGCCTCGTCGTTATCTCCTACAATAGATTCATTAATAATATCTTCGATCGCAGCATCGCACTCTGGTTGAGATGCAATATCACGATACTTAAAAATTAAATCAACTTCATTCTTGGCCTTATCACCATCTAAATCAAGATACGCACCAAAGTGACCACCAGTAGTAATAACACCACTGCCGTCTTCGTCCGTATTAGGTACAAATGAAGGCCTGATAGGTTCTTCATTACCTTTTCTTTTTATTTCAAAACCAAAAAAATCTGCCATATTTATTTCCTCAAATAATATCAGGAGGGGAACTAAATCCCCTCCATCTATTACTATTTATACATCAAATTAAGATGTAGTATCAGACTCCCAATATTGAACCTGTAGTTCAACAGTAAACTCCTCA